AGCCTGATGGAACTATTAAGCGTCGGGACGATGGTAAAATTGAGAAGAACAAAGGCTATCCTAAAGTAAACTTGAGTGACCTGATATGACCTACACACCAGCTTGGATTATTGTAGGAGATAGTGTCATCAACCAGTATCACGAAGGACGTATCTCTTTGGAGTATGCTGAGAAGAAACTTGACGACCTTGGCGTACCTCAATCAATGAAGAACCGTTTATACCAACAAGAAGAGAAAGAGCAATATGACGAATAACTACCTGCCCACCCCTTACCAAAACTTTATTGCCAAAAGCCGTTATGCACGTTGGCTTCCTGAAGAGAACCGCCGTGAAGAGTTTAATGAGACTGTTGAGCGGTTTATGGACAACATTGTACTACCCGTTGTTGGTGGCACTGAGGCGGAGAACGGCCTAGAGGAAGCAATACTCTCCCTCGAAGTGATGCCTTCTATGCGGGCTATGATGACTGCCGGTAAGGCTGCTGATCGAGACAATACCTGCATCTACAACTGTAGCTATCTCCCTGTAGATGACCCCAAGTCATTTGATGAGGCTATGTTCATCCTTCTCTGTGGCACTGGTGTAGGGTTCTCTGTTGAGCGTCAGTACATCAATAAACTGCCAGAGGTGCCTGACAATCTCTACGACAGCGACACAACGATTGTGGTTAAAGATAGTAAGGAGGGTTGGGCCAAGGCTTACCGTCAACTCCTGAGCCTTCTCTGGGCTGGTGAAGTACCGAAGTGGGATGTATCTAAGATTCGTCCTGCTGGTGCTAAACTAAAGACGTTTGGTGGTCGTGCATCTGGTCCTGCTCCTCTTGAGGATTTGTTTCGCTTCACTATTGACAAGTTCCGTAATGCTGCTGGACGTAAGCTGAGTTCGATTGAGTGCCACGACATCATGTGTAAGATTGGTGAGATTGTTGTAGTTGGTGGCGTCCGCCGCTCTGCTATGATTAGCCTTAGTAACTTGTCAGATGATCGTATGCGTCACGCTAAGTCTGGTCAGTGGTGGGAAACCCAAGGGCAACGCGCTTTGGCTAACAACTCTGTGGCCTACAGTGAGAAGCCTGACGTAGAGACGTTCATGCGTGAGTGGACTGCACTGATTGAGAGTAAGTCTGGTGAGCGTGGTATCTTCAACCGAGTAGCAAGCATGAAGCAAGCTGCAAAGAATGGTCGTCGTGACCCTGCTTATGAGTTTGGGACTAACCCGTGTAGTGAGATTCTCCTTCGTCCGTATCAGTTCTGCAACTTGACCGAGGTTGTTGTTCGTGATACAGACACACTTGAGGACTTGGAACGTAAGGTTCGTTTGGCTACAATCCTTGGGACTATCCAGTCTACCTACACCAAGTTCCCATATCTGCGTAAGATTTGGCAGAAAAACACTGAAGAAGAGCGTCTGTTGGGTGTTAGCTTGACAGGCATTATGGACAACCCGCTTATGACAAGCACAAACAAAGGATTGGATAAGACCCTTGAACATCTACGTAGCATTACTGTTTATACTAACGCTGATTGGGCAGACCGTCTTGGTATTCCACAGTCTGTGGCAATTACATGTGTCAAGCCATCAGGAACAGTCAGTCAACTGGTGGATAGTGCTTCTGGCATCCACACCCGCCACTCTAACTATTACATCCGCACTGTTCGGGGTGATAACAAGGACCCTCTGACTCAGTTTATGATTGACCAAGGTGTTCCTAGTGAGCCGTGTGTTATGAAGCCTGACAATACAACAGTGTTTAGTTTCCCGGTTAAGGCCCCTGATAATGCTGTCACTCGACACGATATGGGTGCTGTAGAACAACTTGAGACTTGGCTTACGTATCAGCGCCACTGGTGTGAGCATAAGCCTTCGGTTACTGTGAGTGTCAAAGATGACGAGTGGCTGGACGTAGGTGCCTTTGTCTACAAACACTTTGATGAGATGTCTGGTGTTAGCTTCTTGCCCTACGATGGGGGTACATACCAACAAGCGCCTTATCAGGAGTGTGACAAGGAGCGGTATGAGGAAGTCTTGAGCCAGATGCCTAAGTCTATTGATTGGTCTGAGTTGGCTGAGTATGAGGCTGAGGACAACACTGCTGGTATGCAGACTATGGCTTGCAGCGGTGACTCTTGTGAGATTGTCGATCTAACTTAAGGGGTTGCGGCTCTGTTTAGATATGGTGGTCACGCCGTATAAGTAGCTACCTAAACATCCGCTTGTCCTGAGCATGACGTTAAAAGGCTCAACTACAACAAAGGAAAAGAAATGGTACAACAGAAGCCTAAACCAAAGACTCGGAGGACTAGGACTAAACACGATGAAAAGAAACAGCCGATACATCTGTTACCTAGAAACGAAAGGCAAGAGGAGTACCTACAAGCACTTAAGACTTCGGATCAAGTCATTGTTTTTGGACCTGCTGGCACTGGTAAGACTTATTGTGTAGCCACTTTCGCTGCTAATCAGTACCACCTCAAGAACATGAACAAGATCGTAATTACTCGGCCTCATGTGGCTGTAGGTAAGGACATTGGCTATTTGCCGGGTACTCTGGAAGAGAAGTGTGCGCCTTGGGCTTTGCCTGTAGTAGACGTACTAGAGCGTCATCTAACCAAGGGTGTTGTAGAGACTGGTCTTAAGAATGAGAACATTGAAGTAGCACCACTGGCTCTCATGCGTGGACGTAGCTTCGAGAATACCTTTGTCATTGTAGACGAGGCCCAGAACATCACATTACCAGAACTTAAGATGTTGGTTACTCGTATTGGTGAGGGTTCTAAGTTGGTTCTTAATGGTGACATTCAACAGAGCGATCTCAAGGAGGCTGATGGGCTATCCAAGATTACTCACTACGCAAAGAAACACATGCTTCCGATACCGATTATTGAGTTTACGGTTGACGACATCGTAAGAAGTGATATATGTAAGGCTTGGATTGAAGTGTTTACAAAGGAAGGAATCTGATGGAAGACAATGACTACCCTGTGAACTGGGGTTCTAACGAAATGGAATATCTTAAGAGCCTTGACACTAAGATTGACAACGTGAACAACCCCGCCCACTATGGCAACGGGAGTATCGAGTGTATTGACTACATCCAAGACTTCCTGAACCCTGACGAGTTCCAAGGGTACCTACGAGGGAATATCGCCAAGTACCTACATCGTTGGCCCTACAAGAATGGTGTAGAAGACTTGAAGAAAGCCCAATGGTATTTGAACAAACTGATTGAGACCACGGAGGGAAAATGATTGATGTACTAACCTTGATTGGTGTAGTTTACTTATGCTATGTAGTACTTAGGTATTACCCACCTACACCACCGTTTGACTGAGAGAGGCTACGTAAGAAAATGACTGAAGTTATCCTACTAATTAATGTGCTAATCTCTTTCGGGTTGGTTATGGTGTGTGGTTACTTGTGGCGACTGTTTACATCACTATCTGTAGTTTGTATGTACAATGCACTATACCTAAGTTATCAGTTTGAGGACTACGGAGAGAAACAATTTCAGGAGATGAACAATGATTAAGAAACTACTAGCAGTAATTGCTCTTGCTATCCCAACTACAGCTTTGGCAGAGGAGAACTGTCAGATTATCGAAGGCGACCCTGCCATTAAGGTGTGTAGGTTCAAGCCTGAGAACTCACCCGCTTGTCATAACCTCGAAGACTATCCCGGTGGACCTCAACAACTGGCTGACTTCTATGGCGCACAAGTGGCAAGCTACAAATACATTCCTGACAAAGAGGGTTTCCTACTTACGATCATTCGGCCCATGAAGGATGGAACCCTAGGAAGTATTAGTCTCTTCCACAAAGGGGAACCAGAGCAAGGAGTAGAACCGGGAACTGAGGCTTGTATTGTTGCGATTGGTTCACAAGTGCCGGGAGACCCCGCGTAAGAATTCTTCGCGTAGCTCAACTGGATAGAGCAACAGACTTCTAATCTGTGGGTTGTAGGTTCGAGTCCTGCCGCGAAGGCCAAAACTTAAGTATACTCGAAAAAGGGTTTGTAGTAGAGTCTAAAGCAGCAAACCAGAAACCCTGAAACACCCAAAGCCGAGAGGTGAGTACGCTGTTAGGCTGCATTCTAACTACAATAGAAAAAGCCCCCACCAAACTAATGGTAGAGGCTCTTGAGAGTGGCTCGTCTGTTATTTCAGGCGGGCTATTTTTTACGTCTAAGCAGGCTTAGGAGTTGCTCTACCCACCTAACAGGGCTATCCATGAAGAGGGCTACAGCAAAGGCTATAATAAGCCACACGGGGTATTCATTAACTACTACGGTCTTAACCTCGTCTGCCCTTACCTTGTTCGTATCGGCTGTCTGTTGTATCTTCCTCGCCTTGGGTCTCACTAGTTTCTGCTCGGTAACGGTTGTAGTCCCAATCGTCTGCGTATTTGTCTTACCAGCCTGAACATTAGCAGCTACGTTAGGACCGCCCCCTGTGAGAAGACTGAGAGGACTGCTCCCGCACCCCGCTAGTACCATACCACTGAAGACCAAAAGCAAGAGCGGAGTACGTAAAGACAGGCCAGACAAGGACTTCAATAAGGCTTTCATCTTTAGTCTCCACTAAATAGGCAAACCACACAAGGAGAACTACAGCGAGTTCCCTCTTGTAGCTTTTTTTACCTAGCTCTTTCTGCGTTTCGTTCGATGGCATCACGAATAGCCTTTAGGTTCTCATCAATACGAGCAAGCATAACGGCTTGGTTCTGTACGATGTCTTCTACAGTTTCAATGCGAACTTCATGCCGCAGGATTTGAGCTTGGTTGTTATCTACATCATTACGAAGACTAGCTACAAACCAAATGAGGGCTACAGTCTGTGCTATAATAGCAAGGATAAAAGTGATAGGGACACTCTTGCTTAGATGCCATTGGTTATCGTTGTCTTTCATCTGTAGGATTCCCAACTTAGCTGGAAGTGAGGTCCGTCTTTAAGGTAATCCATTGCTCTCTTCATCCTTTCCACGTCATCATCAAACATACCAAGAGCAGTGTTGCACTTTGTACACAACAAACCCCTAGCATCTCCTGAATCGTGACAATGATCTATGCAAATCCTGTGCTCAGAGCCACAAATCCAACATTGTTTGTAGCCAAAGTCTTCTTTACAAACACCGTACTTGTGTTTTTCCCATTCCTGACGGGCTTTGTCTGGGTCTTGCCAATACCGCTCTTTCCTTCTCTTATTACGAAAGGCGTATTCCTTCTCATAGTCTCGTTCTTTATGTCGGCAATCTTGGCATTTCCTACGTGGATTGGGCCTATTCTTTTGCCACTCAAACTTTGAAATGGGTTTTATAGTATTGCAGGATATGCACTTTTGTTCTGTCATGGGTATGTTTCTCGACTCAATTGAAAATGAGGCCCGTCAGGGAAAGGCTTCCTACCTTGGGACAGCCTCGTTTCAACATAATCATTTTTTGCACCTTCTGCAAGCCCCTCCCACGAGTGAAAAGGCGAAACATGCCACGCGCCGCCCCACTCAAGGTCTACCTCAAGTTCTTCAGCAGCTTGTTTCATAGCATCAGCAATAGGGTAGAAGTATTCCCAATCCCAAGACAGGGGATAAGGTGCAAGGTCCACAGCATGTCCTGTCAGATGACGAGAGTTCATAGTTTGAGACTTACCTTGAGCTACCAGCTTACGCTGACGGTCAATGTTGCGAACACCTTCAATCACGCTGAAATCTTGCTCAGTAATCTCAATCGCTCGTTTAACTACAGCAACCAAGTCAGGGTGTACCCCCGAAAGGCTCTGCATACTTCTCTGTGATAATTTATAAGACATATTATCTCCTTTAGCCACACATGTAGATACATGCGATCTGCTTTACTTCTGTTGTGCTGCTGAATGACATACTTTCACGAGCCTTGGCTACAGTATAATTACGGATAATATCATCCGATTGCTTCATGCCCTTACCGGGAATACTAGAAGCTACAATGAAGTCACCAGCTTGGATGTCTCCACCTTCACCACACACATTCATAGCACCTTCGCCAACACTGTTCACACTAACCATATCATAGTCTGCATGGTAGACAGTTGGGTCAGATGTTACCACAGGCTCTTGGGATGTCTCCTCTGGACCCTGAACACCCCTCTCTTCCTGTGCTGCACGTGTAGCTTCTCTGTCGATAAATGCGGGTGGTACAATCCAGTTATCATGCACTTTCTGCAACACACCCACAACCCTTGTCTCATTAACTGTATTGGACTGAGCAACTTCAGTAAAGCAATCGCTTAGGGTTCTAGCGACAACACGTTCATCGTATACAATGTCACCAGCCTCACAGGTGCTGCTCTTATGAAGCATAGCAATGTGAACACCAGTAAATGGATTGTAGCCACCGCCGGAGTTGTCAAAGTATCCATTGCCGCTTGTCGATGTGGCCTCAAAGGCATAACCACCATCTGTGGAGTTTAGGCCCACTCTACCCTTACCTCCACTTGTACCAGTGGACTGCGCGTCTATTGCAGCCGATCCCGCCGCTGCACCAGAGTTGTTTACAGATTGAACAGTGAAGCCACCGAATGAGTCTGCCCTAAACGAACCGCCGCCGATTGATGTGTTAGATGAGAACATCGCATATGTATCGACGCTGTTCTGATCCGCATAAAAGGCGTTTGGCTTTCCAGAGACGTTTACCCTAATCCCTGTGCTACCATCATAAGTGTTGATGCTCCCGGCGGTGACTTCCCCGAGGTTAGCCTTAATAGCAGCAAGCTCACTGACAGCAATCTTATCCGCACTCACCGCGCCAGCAGATATTTTACCTGCAATCACACTGTTAGCGGCCAGTTCATCAGAGGTGATAGACCCAGCAAGTATTTCGCTTGTGGTTACTGAATTAGCTTGTAGTTTGGGTGTGCTAATAGAATTGTCTGAGATTTCAGTTTCT